AAGTCGGCGCGGTCGATGACGAGGTCATCGACACCGGCTTGTGAACTTTCGAAAGTGGCTTGAGAACCCTTTATCACGTGCTCTGTAGTGATAATACAACCACCGTGAACTCTAAACGAATTACCGACTCCCTCGGCATCGTCAACAAACAACAGGGCCCCCTCAACGGTTTTGACGTCGATGGGTTTCTTTCCTGGAATTGCTGATTCGAGTTTCACGTTTTCAGGTTTCGCCTCAGGTTTGGGGCTACTCTCAGGTTTAGGGTTTTGCAGTCCCCTGATGTAGGCGTCGCGCGCACTAGTGTGTTTTTTGGTACACGTTAGTAACGCACATTTGTCGCCATGAATGCAATCATCAGATGCTCCGGCTTTAGGGGCAACATCTTTAACAACTACAGGTGCTTTCTTGGTATCCTTCGGCTTGGCGGTGACGGACTCATTCTTCTGATTCGTCTTGCCTTTCTTTGCCTTTTTTGGTTCCTTTTTTGGCTCTTCCTTCGCGGGAGTTGCCTTATCTGCACCAAGTCGTTTGATTGTAGCAGTGACTGCTTGATCAACCGCTTTCTTGGTTTTATCGTCAAGTTTACCGCTTTCAGATTTCTTACTTTCATGATATCGAGAGGCATCGGCATAGTTGATACGCCAATATTCCTCTGCAAGTGCATCGAATTGGTCTTCTTCCAACACTAACTCTTCGTCAGCATCGTACTCCCAATCTATTCCTTGCAATTTGTCATAATAGTTCTGATGGCGGTAATATTCGTCGGCAGTAACGTAAGATGGCTTGGATAAGTTTTGAGAATTAGGATTCGATCCACCGGCTACGCCAGGAACCTTCTTTTTTCTCCTTTTCTTCTCCACTTTAACCCATTCGCCGTCCTCTTCTTTCTTTCTTTCTTCAACTTTTTCCATCACTTTTTCGTGGATTTTCTGTTGTACCTCTTGTTTTTTAAGAGATACCTTCTCCATTACTTTTTCGTGAATTTTCTGTTGAACGTCGGAAGGGGGCATAATTTTACGCACTATATCTACGGCTTCGTTCGCATCCTGCGCGTCGTAGATGTCGACCATGGTCCCTTGCATCGTAGAAACAGTCGAATTGCCATCTTTCATCGTCCACGTATCCGTGGTCGTAGCATTGGCTTGTTCGACTCTAACGCTCACTTCTTGGGTGGCGGTAGCGGGTATTTTTACCACATGTTCCTCTCCGTCGTCTGTTTGTGTTGCAACAGATACCATGACGGTTGCTTTAGACTCATTCTTGACTTTAGGGTCAAGCTCCTTAATGGTGACAACGCCCTTGTCTTTAGGGTCAACGGACCTTTTAAAATCCTTGATGTCTTCTTTCTTGCTTTCAACGTAATTGTACACGAAGTACAACAGTACGCCAACAACAATGAATATCACTAAGAAGGTAGTAGACCAATGTTCCACTTCATATCCACGTCC